GGCCGGTACGGTTATCGCATCAGGTCTGAACCCAGGTGAGACGATCCTACTGTCGAAGTGGGAGCCCCATCTCTTCATGCCTATGTGGCCTCTCCATCAGACCCGATGCGATAACCGTACCGGCCAGTAAGAATCCCTTACTGCCGACGATGCCACTGGTGGTGAGGTTCCACCCAAATACTGGAGGTACAGGCTCAAAGTCGAATGTCTGCTGTCCACCCTGTATCGTCTGGTGCCGACGTAGGACAGGTACGAATCCACGAGGCTCCCATCCGTCTAGAAGTGATTCCAGTACGAGGATCGGCTCTGGGTCGAATGCACTAATTCCCGGCTGTACCTGATGGGGTGGAAGCATTGGGACTTCGAGGTGAGGCTCCCATTTGGATAGGAAGGTGACCTCGGGCTGGGTGAGTATCACGGCGTCGATCACACTCAGACCAGGACGGACCTGATGGAGTGGCCATACTGGCATGAAGCCGCGAGGCTCCCAACGGTCGAGTGTAGTAACCTCGACTTCTAGGAAGGAATCAGGATCAATGACCTTCAGGCCGATTCGTGAGAGGTGTGGACGAGCCCACACGATGTCTGAGAAGTTAGGCTCCCACTTGTCTATGGTGATGGACTCACCTTGAGTCAGTTGATCCGCATCGACAATCCAGATACCCGGCCTGACCTGATGACGCGGGAGCAACAGGTCGGGTATCTGAGGCTCGAACCGATCAATAGTGACTTCCTCGACTGTAGAGAGGGACTCGGGATCTACGAACGTCTCGCCGTGGACGATAGGCTCACGGGTCCGTGCGAAGTCGGGGAGGTGTGGCTTCCACTTGTCCAGCTCTATAGGCCGCTGATCATCAAGGAGGTGCGAGGGGTCTGTGATCCATAGTCCTGTCTGGGTTTGATGCCGTGGCCATACCGGCATGAAGAGGCGAGGCTCAAACTTATCGAGTCGGATCGCTTCAACGATCTCGCCCGCGAAGTTCGCATCAATGGTGAAGCCTTCAACAACCTGATGACGTGGGAGGAGGATATCGGGTATCTGGGGTTCCCACCTGTCTACGGTCGTGACTTCTGTCTGTGTGAGCTGGTCAGGGTCAACAACGGACCATCCGGTACGGGTCTGATGACGCGGGAGGAGAAGATCAGGGTACTGAGGTGACCATCGATCGAAGCTGACAGCCTCGGGCTGGATCAGTTGGTCTGCATCGACTATGTTGATGCCTGGACGGACCTGATGCCGGGGTAGTAACTGATCCGGGTACTCCGTGTGCCAGTCTGAGAAGACAAACACGCCTGCTGGGCGCGGGAATGGATCTAAATCCGTCTGACCGGGGACCAGTCTCTTGGCAGGCCATATCGGCATCTCAAGCTGAGGCTCCCACTTCGAGAGGACAGTGGCATCCTCAGCATCCAAGAGGTGGGAGGCATCGATGGTTTGCCATCCCGTGCCCGTCTGGTGACGTGGCAGAAGGAGATCGGGGAACTGGGGTTCCCAGCGGTCAACAGTGGTGACCTCAATCTGTGTGAGAACTGTAGGATCTACAACCTTCAGTCCAACACGAGTCAAATGACGTGGGAGGAGGATGTCGGGGTATAAGGGCTCGTAGCGATCCAGTGGGATAACCAGGATCGTAGGATCAGTGACGAATATCCCCGTGCCGGTCTGATGACTGGGTAATAGAAGGTCAGGATACTCGGGTGCCCACTTGTCTATAGATGAAGTCTCTGGCTGGGTGAGTTGGTCAGCGTCTATGGTGAATAGACCCGGACGGGTCTGATGCTGGGGAAGTAATATGTCTGGGAATTGAGGTTCGTATCGGTCTATAGAAACCGCCTCTTCCGAGGCGAACTGGTCTGGATCGATGATGAATATCCCAGGACGTGCTAGATGGCGCGGTAATAGTATGTCGGGGAACTGGGGTTCCCAGCGGTCGATGGGGATGTCAAGGATGATCGGATCAGTAACCGTATAGGTGCCAGTACGGGTCTGGTGCTGTGGGAGTATTTGATCCGGGTATTCGGCGTGCCACTTGTCGGGCCGGTCGGTGGCTTCGGCGTCGGGGATCGGATCAGGGGACATGAAGCAGCACCCGGCCATGATCGCGCTTGAGAGGACACGCTTAGGCCAGACACCTGGACCTTCATGAGTGACCTGATAGTACTGATCCGGCACCGGGGCCGCAGCTTCAGTGAGAACAGGCTCGACTACTGAGTCGTATTGAAACTTAGGATGATCGTACATCGGTGATTAGAGTGCTTTAGAACCCCACAAACCGGGCCGGGACACGCTGGCCGTGCATGACGTGACCTGGGGGAACTGCTGGGATGATTGCGGTGTCCTCATCATCCAGAACGAACAGGGCACTGTTGTTGTTGGTGAGCACAGTCGCACCGTGCTGACCGACCAGAGGGGTGTTACCACAGAAGTCCCACATCTCGGTGATGCCTATCTTCGTGCGTCTCTCGGGGGTTAATTGCGTGTACCGTAAGCGCCGGTCGTTCTGGTAGAAGAAGTCCGCGACCTGCGGGAACGTATCGGTCAGTCCATCTGCGGTAGAGCCGCAGGTGAGGGAGGCGATGTCGCCACGGAAAGGATTGGCACCGCTATTGAATGCTCCGATGGAGAACCCGCCTGTACCTAAGAATACAGTGGCGGCTGCTGTAGTGATCGGGGTGCCATTGTTGATGATCGTGCCGACTTCGTTAGCTACCGAGTCGTAGAACCCTAAGAGACACGTCCATGCGTTCGTGATGGGAGGGCCGACTGCTGTCTTCCATCCTGCGTCTGTGCCGTCTGTACTGACACGGGTCCAGAGCCTACCTGTGACATCATCCATCTGGGTGCCCCACTCGCGCTGATCTCCGGAGAGCTGGGCCTTGCCGACGATGGCCTGAAATTGGTCTGAATCACCTCCGTTAAAACGAAACCAGACATTCCACCAGAAGTCCTGATCCCCGAAGGCGAGTACGGAGCTAGGGGATGCGATGTTGAGGTACTGGTTTAACCCGTTCAGACTCAGGAAGTGGCACCCGGCGACAGAGACCCCCTGCTGGGTAAAGCCGGGACCGCTGAAGCTCTGTTGACCCGGTTTCTGTGGGCTAACGAAGCTCATAGGTTACTGCTGGGTTCGGAAGTGCTGGATGACATCTGTGGCCCCAGGTGCCGTGAGTATTAATGATATGGACTCCCCATCAAACTCGGTTGCCGTTAGATCTACGTCGTAGAGTCCCTCCGCAAGTTCGGCAACGGGATTGGCGCAGTTGGCACCCGTACCGTCTTTGTAGACTCTACATGCAAATGTCAGTCCGGTCTGGGGGGACCCAGTGGCCGTACTGAACCCGGCGAACTGGAAGTTGTTGTAGGCCACTCCTCTAGGTGCTGTACGGAACGCGCTTAGACTCACACCACAGGACTTGGTGCCGGTGATAGTAGATACCGTAGCTGAGATGTAGACACTGTAAGACTTCAGCATCTCGAAGCCGTTACCCGTGCTCAGGGCCACCTGTTCACTGTAGAAGCCAGCCGTGTTGACACTATCCAGCAGGGCCATGGTGCCGGTCAGTATAGGAGCGGTTGTCTCCTCCTCATAGATCCGGTAGGAGGGCACGGAGTCGGCATCTGTCGCCACGCCGGTAGAGACGTTATGCGTATTGACCGTGAACGTCCACAAATCCCCCAAGGACTTCACAGCCTCGCACTGGGAAAAGGCAGAGGTGTGGGTGAACAGAACCAGTGTTGCGGTAAGTGCCAGTCGTTTCATTATTGTCATCTCACTGCTCCTCCAAAAAGTACGCTGCTAAATACTCCAGGGGCCACAGCGGTAAGCCCTGCCCCTGACTCAAACGCGCCGATGTCGGGCGCGGCCCCATTCAACACTACCTCACCATCAGACTTGGCCTTCAACCATACGTTCTCACCGTCAGAGCGTGAAATGCCGCTCGCTATCATGATTGTGTTGGTCGCGTAAACTATAGAAATGATCGCCACTGTATTCGTAACAGTTCCAACGGCAATCATGTCTGGAGTTGTTCCACCCCACCCGTCTTGGAACATATTGGCGTCATTGAGAATAAGAGATGTGCCACTTCCGGTGTCCGCCACAGCTACCGTCGTCAAATGACCTCCCGCGTTAATTGCTGGCGAACTCGGTGTTAGATTGAAGTTTCCATTCGGCCCATCCACAAACAATGGGTCCGCGTTCACGTCGTTGGTTTCTATGGGGTCGCCTGTACCCGCAAACCATAGATCAAAGTCTTTAACAACATCGGCCCCGACCGTGCTGTAGGGACTTTCACCCGAAGCCGTGGAATTGTAGAAGATATTGTTAGCTCCGAAGTTGTTGTCTGCCATGTTCGTGAACAAATTTCGTTCGTTGGCACTCATGAAATCGCCGGAATTGAAGTATGTGTTGTTGTACATATAACAGCCGGGGTCGCCGTTTGTATCATTGTTTCGGTCACATCCTACTGTCCCCTTGCTCAGAAACGTCTCGTTATAGCGCCAGATGAAGTGGTCTTCTGAAGTCTGCTGCCACAAGGACAGGTGATTATCACCGCCGCTCTGAGTCGTAATCGTGTTGCCTTCGACTAAAAATTCAGTTACGTTGCTTCCAGCCTGCATGAAATCATTGTGGACTGCGGTCTGAGACTCGTTCGGACCCCATATATTGTTCCTGTACGTCCATCGATTATCCCCCCCACTATTTTGAGAGAAGTCGCTGATAAAACTGAGGGTGTTGTCTTCCACGAGAACGCCGGATACCCCAGAACCATCGCTCTGGATAGCAACAAGGACACCCTGCATCACGCCATCACCTACAGTCCACCCGAAGTGCGCGTAGCCGTCGTTTGCCACCGCAACCAATTCAATGTCAGACGACGGACCTGCTTGGCTCGACCGCAGCTCAAAATTGCCGAACCCGCCAAACTCTATCGTTGCGCCGGTCAACAGAGCATCGACCGTCGTTTTAAAAGCAGCACGTTGGGCAGCACCGACAGCTCCAGCAGGTAACGTAATCGTGTCATTCATCCCACCTTCCACGTTGTAAGTCACCTGATCGTCTACACCAGCCGTCACGGTGAAACTCGTAATGTCAGTCCCGAAGATGCTGTTGTGCTCTCCACAATACGACATCGTGTTTCCCCGAATTATGGTGTCATCTGCTGCCGTCCGAAGACACGCGCTGGATGTGTGCTGAAACGTGTTGTTCGTGATGTGGGGCACCAAGGCCGCTACCGTAATATCGACACTGCGGGAAAAATCAGGCGTCATGCCAACGTTCGTAATGATGAAATTATTGATGGTGACGTAATCTCCCGTTAGCAAAAACTCCCGCGCTTCCACTCCCGTTGTAGCCAAATATTGAATCCGAGACGCCACCAACCCGTCTATCGTGATCGACACCGCCTCATCGTACTCACCGTCTAAAACATTGCAGTTGTCACCCGCCATGATTGGTTCCGCATTGCACTGGCCAATGGTCAGCCACGGTCCCATACCACCACCCATGTCCGTCATGAATAGACCGTCGTTGGAGTTCGATGCCCCGGAAGCCGTCTTGTCAACGTAGTACTCCATCTGGGCATATACGGGCGTGGTCAGAATAGAGATAAGAAGAACTAAGATAAGACTGTTCACAGTCATTGTCATAGGATGGTCTCCTAATATGACACGACACCGATCTTCTGTTGAACCGGCTCGTTAGTCCGTGGGTTCCAGCTAAGGTCAGAGAAAAGTTCATAGGCTACCATGAGACACGTCTTAGTTAGTCGAACTTCACGAGTCTGCCCCTGATTGTGTAGGATTCCAAGTTCAACTGAGTCGAGTTCAGCCCACGTCCAAGGTGATCCACTTTGAGGGTCGTTTGGTTTCGGATAACATAGAGGGTGATAGGTTGCGCTGTTGTTGAAGTTCGCATCAGCTTCATCACTATCCGAACTATCTTGCCGCAAGAATGGTCTGACCGTGGTATCAGGATTTGTGAACTTCCGTCCCTTCATACACCAGTAGACAAACAGCGGCCCTGTGCCAATCTCAACGTAACCTGCCGCACCAGCGTCTTCTAAAGTAAAACTGTTACGACCTGGGTCATCCGACTCCGTTATATGGGTCGTCTCATCATCAGAAGCGACCTCATCGTTCGTCTCCCAACGTGTACCTGAAGATGCAGTCCAATCCGTGTAATTGCCATCACCACCTACGAGTTTTTGCCGGATGCTATAAGGCTTTGTTGGAAAGGCTGCATTGTCAATTAGTAGATCATCAATATAGACCTCTCCGTTCGCACTTCCAGAGAGTGACAAAAACCCATGATTGACAGAATTAAAATTAGAAGTTCCACTGCCGGTATCCAACCCATCGTCAATATCGACACTCCAGTTGCCAGATGCGCCAGCTTCAACTCTAAGCTTGAACCAGTGAAACTTAGAATCGTTATAGCTATTCGATGAGGTAAAAATCGTCGTATCATCTGCATCCTTGAGTAAGAGTCGTTCACTGGTATCGAAAAACAGATCAAAAAGAGCGTTGACACCATCCTTATCACGCGACTGTGCCCACTGCATCTCACTTGTGGTAACCGCACCGGCAAGCCTAAAATAAATACTGAAATACTGGTCAACATCATCGAAAACTACATTTGTTGCTTCCCCATCGTCCCCACGTCCACGAATATGAATGGCACTCGCGGAATCGAGTAAAATAGATCCCCTGCTGCCATTTGCCGTAATGGAAGTGCTTATTACGGGAGTGCCCGCATCGATCAGATGTTCCAGGTCAAACGTGTCTTCCCATCCTGCTATTGCTACGACTGACATAATTAACCCGGTACAACGGCTCCGGCCAAGAAAATCTTCAGCTCTCTAAAGATCCCCGTGGCACCGCCTTCGCAGAAAAATAGTATCTGTTCAAACGGGTGTGTACTAGACAGTGGAACAGAGAGTGGTGCAATGACTTGGACGCCAGCTCTGTAGACCTCCATAGTAGGGTTTGGGGAGGGATTCAAAAGCAGCCTCCAGAGAACGTCGCCTCCATTATTAGGTGTTGGAATCGGTGACACATCTGGGGGTTGTGGTCCCTGACCATTGATGATCCAATCGATTGCATCGGGATAGGCCACGACCGATGCTGCACGATCACCGAATCTCAATTCAACTCCTATATCACCGAACACAGGACCATTTACTGAAGCGAGCCATTCCATTGTCGTTCCAAGAGATAGATCCAAGGAGGGCACTGTGGAGGAAAGCCAGATCGCGTCTCCGTTTGTCGAGTCCACTTCGATACGTCTGTTCGCTGGATTGCCGGAAGTTTGATAGGTGACAACGGGACTGCGGATAAGCCGTTCTGTAAAGTTATTCTGTGCCGGTGACTGACTCATGTTGTATTCGAACGTCCACGCGGGATCTGGCATGTGTACCCCCTTAGTGTCCCGGATCTTTGAAGTTGGATCGCTTACCGGATTCCACGTCTAGAAGACGTTGCTCGAACGGGACGCATTCCGAGTGCATAGGGTGACCACAGGTGATCCCGTTGCACTTCAGACAGAAGCTACGCTCGGTGCCACTCCCCCTGACGTAAGGGAAGTGCTCTCCTCCATGGACACACTGCATCGTGTCGGCGACTTGCACGCCATCCACCAGGAACGCGCCGTTGGATCGGCGGCTCCCGGTAGAGAGAGGTGACTTTGCTTCGGAGTAGAACTCTATGGATTTACGTCTGCCAAGACGTTGAACGCCTTCTTTGTGGACGGGCATTAGTATTCTTGCTGTTTCTCGAAATCCGGTGGTTTAGCATCCGGGTACTTCAATAGGAATTGTTCGAGGTAACACTTCGCACAGACAGCAGGGCACACGACCGTCATCGACTGCCTGCCTTCTGTCATACGGAAGTGGTGGTGATGGATGATCGGAGATTGGAAGCCACTGGCAGGAGCAGGTTTAGTCATCTGCTCCTCACAGTTAGTACAGCGTGCAACCAAGTTCCCCTTATCTGTTGTGATAGGTTCGGGGAACTTGGCACACGCTGGGCAACCCGTCCGTTCATAGGAAGGGACTTGCTCCAGGGCCACTAAAAACCTCCCTCACTCCTCGAAGTGAATTTGAGAGGTAGTGTTAACTGCGGCACCGGCCACGGTGATGGACTGGACGCCCACACCGGAGTCGGCGGTTGCGGGACACACGATCTCGCCACCTGGGGCTGCTACCCAGCGGAATGTCGCACGCTGGTTCTGAGACCAGTTGAGCATGATCTCATCAGCAGTGTAGGTGGGTTCAATGGTGTAGACCCCCTCACCCGCATCGGCTAGAGCTGCTGGATCTGCAAAGTCCAGAGGCTTAGGAACGACTGCGGTGCCCGGAGTGCCATCGACAGTATAACGCTGCAAGTTGTACTCTGCTGCGTTGTCAGCCGGGGTGGCATCCGAACCGACGATCAGGTCATAGACCTTTACACGTCGAGCAGTGGCACCTGCATCCACTCCCATGATGGAGGTAGATGCGGTGTTCGCTGCTTGTCCGTCTGCTGCATACTTCGGCATTAGTTGTTCTCCTTTACGTTAAGAGGACCGAAGCCCCCGTTGTGAGTAACTCGATACAGCACTCCGCTATATCGTATCCCCCTAGAAAGAGGGAGAACTTGTAGACTCTACAGATTCCTATAACTTCTTGAGTCTCAAGGCCATCCCTGAGACTGTCAATGGGGCACCTTCGAGTACAGACCTTGGACCGGATAGATCGAACCATGCCAACACGTCTCGACTTCCAACCACTGCGTTGTCGTCAAGAAGGACAGAGTAGCTCGCACCCAATCCCGAGAAGGGTATGGGGCCTAGAGTGGCTGTCCATATTATGTCTCTGATGGTCAGTACGGCTCTGTCATTCACGTCATCCTCGGTCGCCGTGGGGAAGTCTACGGTTCCAGGGGTGAGTATCTCACCGCCTGCAATGTACCCATTGCCTGCGGCGATCTCATCGAGATCGGATAGCAGGTTGGTATCGTCATCAGGGACGTTGAGGTTAGTGACCAGAGCGATGTGGAATGACAGGGGTAGGCTCTGTCGCTGGAAGTAACCTTCCTCCATACGGAACCTGCCACGATTGGTCATACCACTGGCCATCTACTTGCCGTCTCCAGTGCCGTTGGGCTTCTTAATCTTATCCTTCTTAATAATCGTATCCGTGGCGTGCTTGATGTTTGCTGACAGGATATGAAGGAAAGAGTAGACAAACTGATACCACATCGAACCACCATCCGGCGGCTTGGGCATAGCACCTACCAGTGCCATGAAGAAGAAGTAACCGGCAACTGCCCATAACGGAATCCCATTAGTGAGAATATCCAAGAATCACCTCCTACGTTTTGATGTCTTCCTCAGTAACCTCGGACTCGTCAATAGATGACAGGATCTTGGCGAATGCCGAGGCCAATTCCACAGCGCCCTCCACCATCAAGGGCTTGTTTCGGAGCTTCTTGCCAGCAATAATATCCGATAAGACTACCTGCGTGACTGCGGGTGCTGCTGCTGCCAGCTTCTTGGAACCCGTCAGGCTCATTGCCGCACCGATGATCTCAACCTGCATGATGATCGAGATGATCTTCTCTGCGAAGTTGAGACTCGTTGATACAGCCTTACCTGCTCCCTCACTCTGGGCTGCAATGATGGGCTGGAACACCGCTAGTATACCCGTCACTTGGAGCGCGATCAGACCAACCCTTTTAAGCCATGACATTACGGTTCTCCTTTTGAGAGGACTCTATTTACTGTGCGATCACCGAGACCTTGAAGATACCCGATGCCGGGTTCTGTGCAGCGGTTGAATAGTTATGGAACCGGACGGTGACCTGATCGGCTAAGGAGACATGGGCGGTATACAGGGTGTCTGTAATGAACGAGCCCAGAGGAGGAGCCACGATTACGTAGTCTCCCAACACCGCTCCCGTGACCACCATTGTAAGATCGGCGCTGGTTTGGGTAGCGGTCGATGGGAAGTTCAGAGTGGCCGATCCCTTGATACGAGATATGAACGTCGTGGCATCTACGAGGTGCGCGTCAAAGATGTTGTCCTGGGTGTAGACTGCCGCTCCGGTAGAGTCCGCGACCTCGAAGCGGTACGCGAATGCACCGAGGAAGATGGTGGCCCGACCGGCAGAGTCGAGGATTATAGGGTTCGCGTTCTCTACCCCGAGTGAATCTGCATAGGTGGCCTGTTTGTTCACGGTGCCTGCTAGATAGGTGGTGATCTTCCCACCGGACAAGGGTGCGCCGTTGGCATCTAGGAACTGCTGACGTGGGACCGGGGACAGGGTAAAAGACTGCGGCATTATTGTACTCCTCCAGGTGTGAACTCGTCCTCTTCAGGTAAGGCTGTACCGCCTATGGATCTACGCTTTTCATTCAGCTCCTCTATCACTTTACGGAGCCTGTTCTCCTCGGCTTTATTACCGTCACGTATATTGTCTCGGAGGAGACCACGGTATCCGGTCATTGCGTTATCTGACATGCTTCTCTCGATGGCGCGGGCGGTGCCCACGTCCATGTCTGCTAGACGGACACCACTAAGGAACCGGAACCACCTCTCCCACGCGCCTCGTTGGTTCTCGGGGATGGCCGGACGATTACCCAGGTCTGCACCGAAGACATGCTCTCTCACCCACGGGACTGCATTGTTGACGTTGTACGGGTTCGAGCGATCTATCTCGTATAGGATACGGACGTTTCGGATCGTGTGCTCCCACTTCTGACGCATGGGGATGCCGAGGAACTCTCCCATCTCCCCGCCGGTCGGGTTGAAGAACGACGCGGTGTCCCGCCGTGGATCGACAATACGCTCGATGGGCCGCTTGCGGAACGTATCGTAGTTGGCGAGCAGCTCCATGGGGGTCTTGAGGAGCGGGTTTACCATGGCCACGGCTTCTTCAGTGAAACGAGACAGGCCCGAGAGATTGTCCAGGTCTGCTGCGGGGAGCCAGTTCCCGAGGAGGAAGAAGGACGCACGATCACGGCCTTCTTCGTCACTGTATCGACGCCACTGTATGCCGATGTTCTCACTGATATATTCGGAGACCAGGGCTTCCTCTACAGGTTCGTTACCTTGACGGGCTTCGATACCCTCCTTGGCATGGTAGATGGCCATGAACTTACCGGGCTGCTTGATGAGCTGCTCGGCCTGAAGAGGGATGTTGAATCGTGTCCATCGGTAGAATGGCATGATACGGAGCAATACATCCTTCTCGAACTTGGTGACATCTCCATAGTCGAACACGTACTTGAAAACCCGCTGTGCGGCAGCATCGGGATCGAGACCATTCTGGAGACCATGGGCGAAGTTGGCTATCCGTGCGTTGTTCTCCAAATAGGTGCCAGCCTTGCGGCCCGTGGTAGACCACACATCGGTATGATCGAGCTTGAAGGGATTCCAGTCTTTTAGCTTGGCATCCGAGATCGTATCCCAGACAGACTGCGTATCGGCTATAGAAGTATGAATGGACCGCTCAATGTCAGCACTGTACCAGCCCTGGTTCTCGACACCGTTGGTGCGAATCATCTCCCGGATCTGATCGTAGGAGTAGTCCCCCACGTTACCTGCTGCACCACGCTGGATTTCGTCGGCCTTGGAGTACCATTTGGGATGAGCGACACCCGCGAGGAAGTTGTTCCAAACATTGCCAGCCACGTTGCGTGAGTGGTAGGCCGGGAACAGCATAAGGGTCTTGCCCTTCCAGTAGTTGGTCACGCCATCAAAGACACTTAACCAGCGATTCATATCGGACGGGTTGGTAGATACCTTATTGTAGTAATCCAGATGGTCCGCTATCTCCGGGTCAAACCATTTTTCGCCAAGGGATGCGGCTTTGCCCTGTTTGTACATCGTGCCGTCTTTCAAGGTCATCCGCCCATACTTCTCACCTTCTCGGATTGCGGTACGGACATCATCAATGTTTGCACCCGTCTTCTCCACGATATCGTCGATGGTATCGCCATAGTTGCGAGCCACATCCTTCAAGAAGCGGGTGTTCTCTATAGTTCGAAGGCCACGAAGCTGACGGTCAATAGAGAGACGGATAGGATCAGTCTCGAAGATATTGAAGTCGAGCTTTTTATTACCAAAGGCCGAAACCTTACCCTCGTGACCGGCCTTATTAAACTCGGCTGCGGTGGGGTACTTCTTCCCATCATCGAGGAGTTGACGATTAAGCTGGGACGTGTGGGACTCGGAGAAGGTACGGCGACGTATGAATCCACCAAATGCTCTGCGGTTAAGCTTATAGTATGCCGTCTTCGCCTCCGGGGTGAAGGAGTGCGGGACATAATTCGGATCGATCTTTTGAAGTTCCCGCTGTTGGAAGATACGATCTTCAACGCGCTGCATGTAGGATGGGGTGTTCTGTATGCGCTCACCCACACGGATACGGATATCATCCATACGATCTCTGGCCTCGAACTTCATCTTATTCATCTGAGTGATGGCACCGTTAGTCTCGGGGAGGTCACGGAAGGCTGGGCCGGATAGACGTTTGATCTCCTTATCGGCGTACCTCATAGTTCGAAGGGACTCCTTCTCTATACGCTGAAAGTACGTCATTATGTCGCCTTCACGACGGGACTTCATCTCATCAATCTTATCCGAGAGATCACCTATTTTATATTCACGGGCCATACCGAAGTCGGGGGAAGCGATGTCGTTAGCCAGCTCAAACTCACGCAGCTCCCGATATCCAGGACCCAGTTCGTCGATTATCGCTCGGGCATCGGTGTCGGCCAGAATGTCGGCACGTTTAGGATGATTGAACGTCACAGGCCCGGTAGGCTTCTTCTCCATAGCATCTGTGAGGATAGACATGATGTCCCCGGAGGTGGCTTCATCTCCAAACTTTGAGATCAGATTCTCCTGCGACCGGAGGACCGCCATATGGGACTGGTAAACCTCTTTGGCCATAGCACTCTTTCGAAAATCCAGATCTCTCTGCTTCCTGGCTATAGCTCCAAGGTCGTCGGTTCGGGTAGTTTTGGATATCACAAGCTCGTCTGCTGCGTTGTAGACTCTACGAGCACCAGAGGCAATGGCCTGTGCGGCACGGGTCTGGGTCACCGGGCCTGCTATGGTTTCAGCCACACGACGGGCACGAGCAAGCTGACGTGCGGAGATGATAGTGGCTTTAACACCTCCGAGACCGTACTGGATGCCCTTGCCTGCTCCTCCAGTAATGAAGGTCAGTGGATCGGTAAAGATGTCAAGAGCTATACCGAGGGTGGTGGACGGGACATGTTTTATGAACTCCGTAATCGGCTGGAAGGCCGGAATACCCGGTATCGTAGGGGCCGTTGGACGTGCCTCTGGGATGATCCCGCCACCGGGCGCTAGGAACCCGAGGGCATGGCCTGGGTCGGTAGTATCTCTGGAAAAGGGAGCCGTATCTGAAAAGTCTCCACCGAACATACCCCGAATGAGTCCTCGGTTCTTACCTCCTACATAGTCGAGGCCACCCAAGACGGTCATCAGCAAACCCTTTTCGAGTTCCTCGCGGGTATCAGTGGTCTCGGAGCCGGGGGCAAGGAACTGCGAGAATTCAGCTCCGGGAGCAGGTGGAGTGTCCTGGTTCTCCAACTCGTTTTGTGTGGGGAGTAGTTCCTCGAAGTTTACTTGTGCCATAGGTTATAACCTAATGATCGTCAGGGTCTCTATCCCCTCTCCCGAATAGGCGTTCAATGATGCCGGGTGCTTCTGGTGGCGTAGCATTGATCACGTCAATCAACTGATCGGCTGTTAGAGTCCCGCTATTGTAGCGTTCCTGTAATCCACGGGCGGCTTCGATATCAACGGCCCCACCGGAAACAGCACCCGCAAGAGCCTGACCCACTCGGGCATCATCTGCCACACCCTGGAGACGGGTGGATTCCTCTTCTGGGGTCGGGGTCAATGGCGTGGTACGGCCATAAAGTTTATCTAGATCCACACCCTCAACACGGTATATCTCCTGATCTCTGGCAGCTAGGGCTGCACCGATCTGATCGATGTATGCCTGCGGGTTAGGCTGGATGAAGGCATCGCGTAACGCATTGGCGAACATCTGGGAAGATCGAGCCAAGGCATCATCGGTTCTACGACGGATCGTCATCTCTCCTGCCTGTATCCGTTGTAAATCCATATCGGCTGCTACGGACGGAGGCGCTACGTAGGGGTACTCATCGCCAGCGACGGGGTTCACGAATCTGCTCACCCGCTCTCCCTTCTCGTTGGTGGTGGTGATACGAACAGGAGCACGATTGGTGGTCTGAAGTTTCGGGAGTATGGCTGCGGCTTGCTCGACCCGCTGCTCATAGGGCAGGTTGGGATCGGTCATGGCATAGGCCATCGAGTACGGGTTGTTCGGTATACGGCCCGTCTCGTTAAGGAATCCTGATTCGGCCTTGGCCTCGTGTATCTCCTGCCTCCTCTTCTCCTCAGCCTGGAGTCGTTTATCTTGTGCCTCCTGACGGATCAGCTCACGTTCTTTGAGACGCTTTTCTACCCGCTGGGCTGCGGTGAGGTTCTGACCCTCAGCGTAGTTTATGTAGTCGTCCAGGTCGCCTATGTTCGTGATCTCGGGAACCCACTCGTCCATCGTATCGGGATCATATCCAGGTTGGGAGCGCATCATATTCCGAAGGTTGTTGTATGCGTCAAGACGGAGATCAGGGTCTATTGAGCGCAGACCGGAGATACGATCATGAATCTGTTCGAGCTGGAGCTTGTACTGTTCGAGTTCCGCATCCTCAAGTTCGAGGACACTCTTATCGATAGTGATCTGATCGGAACGCCATGCGTCGTAGAGACGGGGAACCTCGGTGCGTATACGTTCATCTCGCTCATCGTCGGTGAGATCGGCTCGGGTGATCTTGGCCAGAGTTGCATTGTCCTGACGTGCAAGCTCTATCTGTTCCAGCTCGATCTTCCCCTTACGGCCTTCAGTGATAAGGCTGGCTAGGGTCTGACCTTGGATGCCCATCCCGAGAGGGGTGTGGGATGGGTCCTGTCGTGGACCCGTAACGCTTAGGGATATTCTTGGATCGAGTCTGGACATAATGGCCCTCCTATGGAGTAGGGTTCGCTGATTTTAATAGGTCGGCCAGAAGGATCATTTGCCCGATGTTCCCGGCTGTGGTTGCGAGGCCCTGTCCCCATATCTGACCGGAAGCAGCTTGACCGGCACCACTTGCTGCACCAATGGAAGTGAGCAGATCGGATTGCACGTCACCAGACCGGCCTGCTGCCTGTACGCCTTGAGACGTGGCGGTCTGACCAATACCGGCGATGGACGCGAGACGATTGAACTGAGCACCGAACTCCTGGGACGCGGCTCCCTGTCCGTAGAGGAGGAGTTCCTTGGCTGCACGACCACCTAGAACATCACCACGGGCACCCGCTCCACGCTGGACTGCACGGTGCCCTTCATCGAACCGGAAGTTGTAGGATGGGTCCGTGGGTTTGAACTGGTAGACGCCATCCGAACCCAGACTGCCATCGAGGAGTCTGGTATTCGAGGATGATGTGGGAGCCCCACTACCGGCTGGGCTCTCACCTAAGCCTGACATCCGTAGGAGTTCGTCCAGAGCGACCTCTCCACCGGCACGCCACGGGGCAAGGTCCGCACGTTGGGTGGCGAATATTTCACGCTGTAAGTCGAGTGCCTCCCTGCCTGCTGCGGCCTGTGTATCGGCTGCGCCCCTTGCTCCACGGGAAGCAATGGCTGAGCCCCCTAAAGACCCGGCAGCTCCGATAAGTGAGGCTATTATGGCAGTTTCAATTCCCATGAAATTCTCCTTCTTCGATATCGACTGGTTTACTTATCCCTGTATAGATCTGATCGTACAGCTTTCCGTTCTTCATGAGACTGCGTTTATCCACTCCGAATTGCTTCATGCCTACGTCGGTGGCAAACTTCAATGCTCGACGGTTGTATGAAGGCGTGACACCGATGATTCTAAGGTAGCAAGTGTAGGTCCATATCCACTTTAGGGCCTGACGTGCAGCTTCTTGAGCTTTAGGACCCCGAGATGATGGGAGCAAATAGTTGTGTACCTGTAGCTCTATGCCATTACGAGGCACCAACATAAAGAGTCCGAATGGATTCTTATCCCAATCACGGCATAGCAGGTATACAACGTCAGGGTGCGCTGAAGGCTCGAACTCCTCCACCGTAGGAGAGAAGTCATCAGTGATGAGATCGTACAGAGTTTCATCGGTCATGGTCAACTTCACGAGTTTTAGGTTGTTTGTAGGCTCTACAGTTACCAGTTCCTCGTCGCATATTATGAAGCTCATCTTCTAAACCACATCTTGAATTGACGGTTTCGTAACTCCAAGTCTCCGACACCGTGAGTGTGAGGATCACTGCTGTGATCATGCGGGTCCGAGATGTTCTGGATCACTCCTGTACCAGAGGCAACGGGAGTGATCTGTATTTCTGACGGGCTGATGCTCTTTGGGTTTACGGTGACACCTACGGAATCGATAGAACCTGACGGGCCAGATACAGGCAGAGTCTCCCGTCCTGCCTTGACGTATACCGGGGTTGTGAGATTGGGCAGAGTGATGGATGCTATCGTTCCATCGGACAACAGATGGTCCGTCGCCTGTCCATTGCACTCTGCCCAAGCCTTTTCCCCAAACCCCTCGGGGTCTGTCTCGAACAGCGCATACCAGCCACTACCGATCTCATTCGGACCCCAGACCCACTTGGCTCCATCCCAGAGGAGACCGTGGTGATAGTCCGCAATGAAGTACTCCTGACCGGCTTGGCCCAGTCCGAAGTCACTGGGGAGCGCAACCACCGAGGGTGTACGGAGCTGGGCTTCCGCACGGGCCAAGGAGAGGAACCAGCGTATCCATACTCGGGACACGTACTGACCTCCCTCGACGTTTAGTTCTCGTCCCACACCACGATTGACTGCAATGGCATCACTGAAGAAGGGTGTTTCCTTCGGTGGATCAATGACAGCCATTAAGCTCTGTGCCTTCTAAACTGCGCGGTCGAACGGTGATCCCGTCTAGCCTTCATCTGTAGATAGCCTCCACGGACTCGAAACTCTATCCGGTGTACCAAATCACAATCGCAGCACCGAATGTAATGGACCGGGTATCCCGTATCGAACCACTTCCCATCTTTCTCGTCAGTCCAGTCACGCTTGACTGCCATCAGTCCGTGCCACCTGTTACACCGATATAGGCATCGATGATGCGATAGGGAACCGGGTCCGTGGTGACAATCTCGAATACACGATCACGTCCCTGACCCAATCGACGGAAGCGTACACGTTTTTTGAACTCGCCCAATGTACCCACTGAGCCCATCCGGTCACTGCTCCAGGTATTCCCACCATCGTTTGAGTACCGCATGATGAGCTGAGGATCGGAACCGTCACTGGCTCCTATGCCAACATCCATATCGACCTGGAGGTAGTGGTATGTGACCCGCTGCTGCTCGTTGGATATATGTGGAGCACGACGCAAGCGACGTATAGGACAGCCGGGTCCATCATCCAAGTGTTCGTGAGAGATGTGATAGATCTTACCAGCCACTATGAGTCTGGGACCTCCGCTATAAGGTTGACTGTTCCGTGATCTCTGATCTCATTCCCTACGGCAGTCGAATACCGCACATGCACGCGATGGAGGGGTACTAGATCTAGGGAGAGATCTGCTGTACGCTGCCGCTCGATTGCGGCGATGGAGTAGTTCAGAGCGGCATTGGGAACATCCACACCGTATCCTATGGTCACTACACAGTGCTCGATACGCACCTCCACGGGTGTGGTGAGGATCTGATCGACCTTGATACGTATAGAGAAATCCGCATCGGTGAAGTCTGCCGGAACCCACGATCCACCACCGGGCCGTGTGAAGTTCGCGGAGAACCCGGAGTATATGATAATGAACTGGTTCGGCAGTAGACCGACGAGGGTTTGTCCGGGTTGGGAGGTGATGATTAGAGGTGATGGGTGGTCCGTACCGGCAAGACGCGGGTAGATGGATACTTCGGTATTGCCTGCCGCCAGGAGCACACTGGCTGTACCGACCTGGAGGGTGACGATCTCACCGACCGAGGTTCCTGGGAAGTAGGCTTCTGTCAAGATGGGCGTCCTGGGTACGGTGATCGCAAAGGTCAGTCCGATCTCCACGGTGTTGATGGGCTCCACTATAGGGAGGAGTGCTTCATTGAAGGGGATGTTCTCATTCTGCCCGTCTATCCACTGCCTGAAGTTCTTCCCTTCCAATATGTGGTTGTCTACACCTTCTTCGAGCATCTGTACGGACACACCCGGTTCAGCACCAGCGATAGGACCGTCTTCTATGTTCTCGGGCCGAACCCACTCACCGGATAGCTGCTTAGGCGTGGGCACGTCGGGATCGTACTCAGTTCCAGTGATGATAGCGTTGGCGGATGGGTGCCCACCCACGGTCGAGGTGCCCTGGTCGCTGAGGCCATGGGTGTTGAGCCGCTGCTCTGCGGTGCCACCCGTCTCCATGCCGATGCCTTCCATATAGAACTTGGTGTCATCCAGGAACAGGGCGGGTCGGTGAAACCAGCGAACGTCGTCGTTCCAGAGGGTGGAGCCAGGACCGCCTGCACCCGAGTGGTTGCCCTTAATTTCGTTGCCAACACGGAGAGGGATCTGAGCCGCCGAGGATGAACCTTCTGCACTGGCGTCTATCTTGTATTTTAGGGTGGCGTAAAAGATCTTGCAGAATGCTCTATTGCTTCGGGCGTCAGTAGCAAGAGATGGTTTCCACCGTATTTCGTATTGGTTGCCAGGGGTGAACCCGAGGAGGCCATCAGACCAAGAGACGGACTTGATGATGTCTCCGTTGGTATCGGAGGGGTCCGTACCTAAGACATAGTTGGCACGCATGATGGCCGCATCTGCTGCGTCTGCATAATCGACTCGTATCTTGGTGCCGGTGACCTCGGTGTTGGCGTCCACGTCCCATAAGACGGCCTCCATGAAGAAGTCGGTCGTGGGGTCTATACCTGGGGCCAGGGGGTCTCCAGAAGCACGCTCGGAGTCGTTGAGTTGGATAGAGATCTCCAGAGTCCATCCGTTCGCGGGGATGTTGCCTAGCTTGTCTCTTTCTAGGAGGTATCGGGTGGAGTGATACGCCCTTTTGGTGCCATCGTTGTAGTGCTCGAAGGCACCGGAGTGCCCACCACCTTGGAAGTCTTCACAGTAGCTAAAGCGTTCGTTGTCGGAGACACCACCGCCCGTGGACTGGTCACCGGAGACTAAAGGCCACTCGATCTGGAACTTGGTGCAGTCCTCCAGGTGCAATACGATCTGGAGATCGTAGGAGTTCATAAAGGCAGTGGACCCCGTTGGACGGGTAGTTTTCACGAAGAGTGGGGTTCGGACGGTTGGGATCTCTGAGAAGGGCACCGTGCGGATTATGGGATTGCCAATGTTATCGTCAGGATCGTATGTGGCCTCGGCCCAGACCTTACCTGTAGAGTCTACGATCTGGTACTGACCGGCTAGTGCCCCCGACTGGTATTCAGCCGTGATGTGGAAATCGATCCCGACGACGCCATTGTAGATGGCAGGGTCGAAGACCATTGGCTGGTTGGTGTATACGGAGTTGAAATCGTCCAGGAGGAATATGTTGGCAACGTGGGTCCGTAGGGGGACCAGTGCAGAGATGCCCAACTGTAAATCTTCAGGATCGGGAGGTGTGATCACGCCGGAACCTGCTCCAGTACAACAGTCACCACCACGGTCCCCAACCAAGTGCATACCGAACCCGAAGGTGTGGTTGCGTGCATGGTGGGCCTGATAGATGGCTTCGTCAGTATTCCAGCAACCCCGCTCGTGCCACATATTGATGGACACGTCATAGACCCAAGTCTGATCGGCCAGCGGGAAGTATGCCCAGTAGAAGGGATGCCCCTTCTCAAGCTGCGGCCACGCGATGGCATCCTGTGTAGTAGGCATCTTCGACATCGCGGACTCGATGGAGTGGTCGGAGATACGCTGGGCACGGTATCCGTCTGCACGCCAGAATACGTCTTTGCCCCGGTCGTCCCCTCCAAGCCAGAACACACCGTTGTCGAGCTGGGATGCGGTCTCTTTGGCCCAGATACCCTGCTCGAACCGGGCACCGGGGATGCGCTCAAAGGGGAATTGGAAGTTACCGGTATTGGCATAGACCTGGATCGAGAGTGAGCCCATGATCCAGAGTTCGTCATGATCCGAGACGATCTGAACAATGTCATCGGGAGCGGCTTCTGCGGAACCGAAGTCCAGAGCGTTCCATTTCTTGCCATCGAATAGAGCGGAGATGAAAAAGAGCTGGGTTCCACGCTGATGCGCGACGAAGTGCCCGTCTAGGAACTGAGCACTGTCCGGTTTTTCGATTTGCGTGACGAAGGAGAGTGTGTTATCGCGGAGGTCGAAGATGTACCCGCAGGCATCGGAGACTATGAAAAGTTCAAAACGGTTCGAGACTATGTGGACACGTTTGTCACCCTCGATATTACCGATGAATCCATGGTCGGTGAAGGTATTGAATCCGGTTACGGGGTCTAGAGTGTTGAAGATCTCGTAGAAGCGCGTACCAGCAGCAGCGAATACCCGGTCGTTGACAAGCTTTGCTGCGGCCTCAGAGTGCATTCCACGGATCGGACCCTCGGGGAGATCCCACAGGGCCTTGAGGCCCGGTGTCGGGAGCATGGAGATAGGACCCTTACCTGCTCGGGACTCCACTATCTCGGGATAGTAATTGACCGTTCGCTGAAGGTCGGCACTGGGAGAGTCTGGCGTATAGGTGGGTCCTACGAATCCGAATCGCACTAATCCTTCTCACCCTTAATGATGTGATCAAAGACCTTCCTATCTAGTTCCCTATGGGATGTCCAAAGAGCCACCTGATCTTTACATATCCCTTCCACCTTCTGAATCAGACGACCATACTTCACCCCGACACCAACGAGGATTATCAGTACGCCGCTGGTTAAAAAGAGATCGAGTATTTGTAGGGCATTACTATCCATTATCTTGGGTCTCCAGTTCTCCAGTCAAAGTACGGTCCACGACCAATGAGAGCTTCGTCTATCTGGGCATCCAGAGGACCGATATTGATGGATTTAATCCTGCCTTTGGATTCGAGCGCGAGATCCTGAACCCGCTGCGAAGCCTCCATCCCGTATTCGGGTTCAAGCTCGATAGCGAGGTTGTATCGAAGGGCACGGATGTATCCGTCAGGGAAGGAGAGAGACGTAGTAAGATCCACGAAGCGGGTGTGCCGCTGCCACAGATGTAGGATTATTGGGATAGATTCTTGTGGTACGGGCCACAGGTTAATGATCCCGAGGGGGAACGTCGGTTCGTAGTAGAGCCGGTTAGGGAGGGTCGAGGTAGTACCTTTGGTGGGGATCTCCTGCCATTGGGTGACCGTTTTGATGTTAATCATCAACTCCAGTGAGCCGTTGGAGGTGATGATCGAGGCATGTTCGATACGGTCTGGACGAGCGATGTTGAATATGCCACCTGTGCCTATGGTGTAGGTTTGTTTTCCTGCAACGATGTTCTGTTGGGAACGGGTGATGGTATAGATCGTTAGACGTTCTATATTCCACGTCGCAATCATCTCGTTGAGCACATCAAGCCCGTCACTCGCTTCCTCGGCTGTGGGCTCCTCGTGGGGGTCCAACGCACCGATCAGTTTGAGAGCGGACTTGATGAGATCCTTAGTGGTACTAATGGCCATGAGGGGTTACTCCTATTTCTTAGGTTCCGGCTCCTTTTCCTCCGGCTTCTTCTTTGGTGCTGATTTTCCCCCTGGTATATCTGTCCACCCAGGCCCCAAAGCTTTTACAGCCTCAGCGTCCTGACAGCGAACAGGGTCTTCGGTCTTGTGATATCGCCATGTGGGATACGGATGATCTTCGGGAATGTAGGGTTTGGGTCCTGGAACTCCTGCCATGTTGGTCTCCTATATGTAAGTGAAAATAGGATAACGCGGAGCGTTATCAAAATTGGGGGGGCTGGGCAGAAGGAACCCCAGATCCCCCCGTTAGTACCTGTCATCGAGTACAGGTATCAGTTAACTTCGAGAGCTACCGTGACCACCATGTCGGTGACCTCGTTCGGTGTTATTGTCAACTCGACGGCTAATCTGTCACCCGCAGCCAAAGCGAGGAATGCTGCTGTTGTCGTCAGTGTTCCATTGGCTACTGTGTTAGCAGTCCCAGTGGCGTCGATAGTCGCGTTGAGGAGATCGTCTCCTGCTGCGATGGCCTCGGTGCCCTGAAGACGCTGTACCTGAATGGCCATAGCGCCAGTGACCTCGGCAGTACCCCATACAGCATCGATGTCGGTGACGGTATAGGCGCGGTCAGCAATAAAGAAGATCGTTGAGACCGCATCCGCGAACGCTGGGCCTTGTTTGTATGTGGCTGTGATGTCGCCCATCGTGAACGCGCCAGACGTTACGGTGGGGACTGATGCGATACCTCCTGCCTCTCCCGAAATGGTCTGCCAGTTCGTTCCATTGCACGTCCAGACAGAGCTATCATCGAGAGCGATAAGAGGAAGAACAAACTCACCCCCTACGGTACATGATCCTGCCGGTGGGGCCGAACCAAAGAGATCCGGGGTTCCGACGTATACAAGTGTGCCGCTGGCGTGTGCAGTTGAGCCAGTTGCCGGTTGCCCACGTTGGACCGTTATGTTTGTACCGGACACTGCCGATATTGTCATTGCCTCTTTATCGACAAACATAATGCTGTTGACAGCGAAGTCCGTTGCGCTGGCTACAGCAAGACGTGTCTGTTGATCGGTGATGGCCGCTGAGAGCGTGGTCTCAGTCAGGGTGTTGGTCTGGGTAAATCCAGAGACCCCCATGACTGCTGCCAGCAATGCGACCGCTACAGATCTTAAAAGAATCTTCATAGGTGGTCCCTCATGAAAAAGAAGGGTGGGGCATCAGCCCCCACCCGAGTTGTGTTGTTGGAGTTTACGACGCGATCCGAGCAGCCAGTTCGGCGTACAGGGTCTTCCACCCGTAGAGTACGTCTATCCTGACCGGGAAGTTGTCGTTGTCGATGTCGTAGGCCCGAACCATTCGGAGTGAAATTCCGAGTTGGGGATCGGACACGCGAGCCGCCATATCCACGCCACGAGGGACGGGGAGATCGGCGGTTCCGAGGACGAACGCATCCCGATGGAATGCGAGGCCCTGCGGGGTTACTGTATCTGCCGCGCCCAGTACCACGATTGCCGCTCCATCCAGGATGGCCGAAGCGATGGTCTGGAACTGACCCGTGGGTGTCATCGCCGGGGAGATCGCGATGGACAGGACTCCCAGACCATCTGAGGTTCCATCAGCAGTAACGACGAACTGCCGTAGGGCTTGAGTGTCCTGGCGGTTCTGCGGATTGACTGCGTTGATGAGCGCGATGGTGAACACATCACCTTGCTTGAGGACCAAGGTGGATACCGTCCATCCGTCTGTGACGAGTGTATTGCCCGTCTGGGCCGCACCCATGGTTAGAGGGGTTCCACCATGAGTTCCGACGGTGTGGGTACGGACGTTTTGGTCCATAGTCCACTCGAAACCAATAGCAGTTCCCATCCGACCGGAGCGGTACTGACCGGCGATTGCGGACGCGGCCTGGAACAAGCCCTTGAGGGCATCCACGATCTTGACCTGCATAGCAGGGTTGATGACTATGGATCTCATTCCGTCCATAGGTGTGGCTTCCTCATCTAGCTTCTGTCCTGCTTCGAGGTAGACCAGAAGGGTGCTGGGGATGGTTCCAGGAGTACCTACGGTGTTATAGACCTGGAGGTACTCGTTGAGGCCGTCGAAGTCGATCTTGTTAGAGATCGCAGCGATAGCGGGCTTGAGGAAGCGATCCGAGAAGTCGTCGATTGATAGGGCCAGCTCGACTGAGGTGAACTCGATATCCACATGGAACTGAGTACCCAGAGTGAGGACCACCTGGGTTTCAGTTGCATTTTCTACTGAGAGAGCGGGACCAGTCGTACCGACGTAGCGCGGAGGCTTCCTGATGTTGAGCGAGGTTCCGATCTTCGCACCTTCGATACCGAAACGGTTATCGTAGTCACGTCGAACGTATCTCGTGAACTTCAGGTTGTTCTCCAGAACACGTAGGGCTTCCCGCGTGATCATGGAGATTGTCAGTAAAGTATTCGCCAATGTTCTGTCTCCAGTTCAGGAGCAGCCTTACAGTTTGCCCTCATCGCGTAGCTTGTTGTACTCCGCTTGGCTCATGTTATCGATGTCGTAGGTGGTGCGCGTGGGTTGCGTACCTACGGGTGCAAGTGGAGGTGGGGCTGGAGGTGTACCGGGAGGCGTGCTCGGTGTTTTTGGTGGTGGCTCCTCCCCTGACGGTGCCGATGGCTTGAGTGTCCTGACGCCTACGCCCAGCTCCATCGCAACCGTCGTCGGATTGGACAGTACTGAGAGTCTCGCGGCTTCTTCAGGATTCTTAGCAAGATAGTACACAAGTTCGGGAGTGTTATCGGAAGACGCGACGATCTTGGATACCAGATCCGAAACCATGAGTTTGGATTTGATAACTTCGTCATAGTCCGCGTACTTGGCACGAACGCCAACCTCAGCGGACTTCCAGTCTTCTCTCTCCTTCGCTTTGGCAGATTCCAATTGGCGTGCTGCCTCTTCATCCTGGTGTCGTTTCTCCTGGGCAGCGAGATCTTTCTGGTACTTGGCCTCAAGATTGAACGAGTTCTTCTCGATCTTCCAGTCGGTCAGGACTTCCTGATACTCGAACTGGGAGGAGAAAGAGTTCTCTTCCGGTTTGGGCTTATCAAAAGTTGCCGGGGGCTCGGCAGCAGCGGGGGGTGGTGGTGTAGCTGGTGGGGTCTCGGGTGTTGGTGGAGTTACCTCCGGTGGTCTACCCGTGACAGCTAACTTGAGAGCGTCTATCTCCCGCTTGGAGGCTTCAACCTCTCGTTCTGCTGCATCGGCCCTTACTTCGGCGTCCTTCTTCTCACGATTGATCTCACTAATCCGTTCTTGAAACGAACCAGACTTCTTTTTCGGCGTCGTCGGTGGTTGTGCCGGTTCTTTTGGTGTAGGGGTGCCTGATTCCCCAGTATCTTCCCCTTCACCCGACTCTGGGGGTGTGGGAGGCGTCTCAGGCGTAGCCGGTGTCGGTGGAGGAGTGCCTTCACCCGAACCTTCAGGGGTAGGAGGGGTAGCATCCCCGCCGGTCTCTGTTAGTTCAGGTAGGACGTTTGGATCTTTATCCTGGGCAATCTTCCCCGCTTCAGCCCCAAGAGCGGCTTTCATCTCATCGAGGCTATCGGAGGTGGACACAATGACAATATCTTTATCTGACATGGGATTTCTCCTATGAATTGGACCCCATCTATAAAGCCGATAGGTAGGCTATGTGCCATTCGTCCCTGCTGAGACGGGCGTCTTAGGTGCCCCCTCTACAGGTCCGGGTCGCCGTAGGGCTTCTAGATCAGCCAGAAGCGCCTCGGCTGCTGATGCGTAAATTACTTGTCCTTCCTTGGACTTGACTTTCACCAACTCTGTCAGAGCACGGATACCAGCCAATCTCTCCTCGGAAGCAATTTCGGCCATCTTCATATCGTGCGCGTTCGTAGACTCTACAACCTTGCCCTCGATGATCCGGGTCTTCTTGTCGAGTTCGCCCTGGACTTGCTGTAGGGCAGTCTGTAACTGCTGGAGCTGCTCGACAACCTCGGGTGGGAGCTGAGGTTCGTCATCGTCAATACCCGGTGGGAGGGAGTTCTTCAGACGCTTGGCGATCTGAGCCGCGCCTGGGGTATCGGCATTCTCGAAGATGAGATCTCCAGCAACCTGCATCAGTGCCGGGTATGCGTTCACGAAGGCTGTGAGCTGGTCGAAGGCTTCCTGGCGCTTAGTTAGGTAGGATGGGCCGATGGAGATTACGACATCGTATTTGCCGACTCCAAGGTTGTAGATCTTTTGGATCTTACCGCTGGAGTCTGCCTTTTCCTGCACAGCAGGCTGTGCGGAATCGGTAGTGATCGACACTTCATCTGGCTTCTCATCTTCACCAATGATGCGTGCTACTCGTTTGGGGGAGTAGATGATGGGAACGAGTTCGAGCAGGATGGTGCCAGCGTATCTGATAGAGCGGGATAGGTTGTCTATGAAGTTGAAGTTTGCGAGTTCACCACGTTGCTGACGGGCCACGATGGCACGGCCAGATGTTTCGTTGGACTTGGCACCAAGGGAGGCGTCATATATAGAGGTGACGGCCTTCATGTCGGAGTCGGCCAGTTGGGAGGCCATAACCATGGCTTGGATTGGTTGCTCGGCAACATTGCGCTGTGGAGGGGGTACGGGCTGACCGGAGACGGAGATGGGCTTGTACTGTAGGACGGCGAGATTGCGGACGTTAGCCTGTTTCCATTCCTCTTCATGGCCTTCAAGCTGGCCTTCTGCGGCCACCCATGGGGCTTTGGGGGCCAAGGCGATCATCTCAGTGGTCGCGGTACGCCAGTAGTTGAGCATCCGCTGTGGGTCCTTGGCATCACGTACTAGGCCCTTGAGGGTGCGCTCACCATCGATCCAGACCTCTTCACCGAGGACCGGGATGACTGGGATGTGAGGTACCGGCCACATGGTTTCCTCAAGGCGCTCGACGCCATTGATCTTGTCCCAATGGACCTGGGGGACGTGGGTCTTACGTGTCTGTACGACTTGGAACTCAGGCAGAAGCCGGTGTGTATCCGGGATCTGCTCCGCGAACATGATGACCCCTGATGCCAGCTTAACGAGATCTCTAGGAACCATCTCCTTCCAGAAGTACTCGGCTATTCGAATCGCATCCTTCGTGGCCCATCCGGGAGCTTGGTTCCCCATGGTGGAGAAGATCTCGGTATCTACGAGTTCAGAGTTCGGATACAGGTCCTTGAACTCGGATATGGGTATGAAGTCGGTCACGAAGCACCAACGGGCGTCTGAATAGTCGATTTCTTGAGCCGAAGGGTCGAAGTAGATCGAGTAGGGGTTCTTGATGGGTTTTATGAGGATGTCTTGGTCAAAGGACGTGGGGGACTCGTATTGGGTGAGGATTCGGTAATAACCCCAGCCTTGGCGGACTTGGAAGTCGGTTGCGATGTCATAGGCTACATCGGCGTTCGAGTGGACTTCTATATGACGGAATATTCCCTGGAGCACCTCGGCCACTTCGGGGTCCGCTACGGAATCCACGGGGGAGACCTTCATCGCGGGGCGGTTTTGGCGCTGATCGTTGGTGACTTGCTTGACCATCTGGCCGAGCTTGTTTATTACTAGGACGGGACGATGGTCCTGGGAGCGTTGGTTCTGGATCTCGTCGGGCCACTGGTCACCGTTGGAGAATTTGAGATCTTCGACGGCGAAGTTACGAATCGTGCCCTCGGCTTCCTCAGCTAGTTTTAGACGGGTGCGGGCGATGGCAAGGTACTGCTGCTCGGCAGGAAGGCCCGTAGCTTCTATCTCTGCCTCGCGGTCTACTACTTTGCTGGTTTGGATTCCCGGTGTTATCTGTTCTTTCGACATTATACGGATATCCTGTGAAGCGGTAGATTCACGCTGTCATTCATAGGGCGCAGCCCTATGCTGTCATCCAGCTATTGGCAGTTGGGAAGTTGTAGGACAGGTTCCTCGCGTTAGAAGGCTTCACCTTCATGCGTTGGATACCTGACATAACGAGGTAGCGCGTGGCATCCATAAGGTGGTCATCGCGCTTGACGATCTGACCTTTCTCGTTGCGTATGTAGGTTCGGTGCTCATCGAACCAGATCGAGCAATTCTCGAATACGCGGAGACGGCCCGTGGAGAGTCGTGTCCACACTTCGGCAATGCCGGTCTCGACGGACTTGTCGGGTAGCTCGATGTTGAGTCCGAGCTGCTTATACATATCTATGAATTGAATGCCGTCCATGTTGGACCGGGCTGCGGCGTCACCTACTCCTGGAATCCAAGCTCCTTTAGCGAGTACTGCGGCGGCATGGACGGGGTGTTCCACGAGACCACGCTTGTAGACGGAGTAGATGTAAACTACATCGGACTCCAAGTCATGAGCTGCATGGACAACGGCTGTATTCTTCCAGCCGGTATCGAGCGAGTACCCTCGTGGCCACTCCTTCGGGATACTGATGGGCGCACAGGCTATATCTTCCTCGGGGACTGGCCATATTTGGCCCGAGCCGAGATGGGGTTGGCCTTCAGTACGAACAGCACGATGGGATGGAGGGACAGCTTCGAGGAACTTCTCCTTCATCGACTCGGTGAGATGGGGTACGTCGTTCCAACCGGCTATTACGGCGTATCGGCTCATTACGCTTCTTGCGTCTGAAACAATTCCTCACGCAGGCTTGTACCAATCGAACCCCCGTCATCCGTGAGTTTCCATTCTCTACCTATACATGTTCGGACATCTGTGGATGCACCTAGTAGGAATAACGGTGGTTCACTTTGAGGTTCAAATAGCCCCTTCATGATCTCCACAAATGACTCGTGTGCGGTCTTGCTCAATACGATTTCATCAATATCCCCGTGTTTTAGGATGTCTATCATCGTATCCACTGTTTCTAATCGAATCGACTTCATGCTTACTATCTCCTTTGCTTATAGGTTGGCATCACTACCGGACTTGATGAGTCGATCCCCCGTGGTGACGACCTTGAACCGTGACACATCTGGCTCATCGAACATCTTGTGTATGGGATTATCCGGTGGATTGCGGAAATCATGTAGAGCGTTCAGGAACCGCTGAACCTTGTACTCCGATGGTCCTACAGCTCCTAAACGCTCTGAGGCAGCGACCGCTATTTCGGTGAACTTCTCGATGGCCGGTCGTGGGCCATGAAGAGTCCACTCGCCCGAGTGCTTGTTCCTGGTGGCGCTGAAAGACGGCCATCTCAGACAGCATCTATCGGACTGCTTCGCAATCTTCGTCCAGAACTTCCTATCCTCACGGGTGTTGAGGACGAAGATGCCGAATGGTGCCTCTCGGGGCATTTAGAACCCCTTTGGGCGACCGAGGCTGTCTTGGGACGGGGTGATCTTGAACCGTCCCTGGCCCTTACCCATGAGGGTGGACACGTCATTGGAGGTAGTGGACGGGGTGTTGACGGCTGAACCGATGGTGAGGGGGCCTTCACGGTCGGATGCGGTCTCGGCGTTAGAGGGCATCCCGTGGGTCTCGCCCTTGGTTGCAGGATCAGTGGCTTTATCGTTCTTATTTTCGGATGGCATTTTTGGCTCCTTTGTGTTTGAGCATCTTCTTCGCAGTAGCCTTAGAGATGCCCGATTTGGTCTTCTTACCGGATGCGGCAGCACCCAGCATTCGGCGTTGCTTTGCTGTGTAGGGCATCAGTAATTGCCCATGTTCTTCGCGTGGGAGTCCCCATCGTGAGAACTGCCGTGGGAACCATCCATCATCATCTTCATATCCTCTGCGGATACTCCGAGACACTGGGCCACGTACATTGCGGCTTCATAGCCTGACTTGGTGACGTACTCCTTCGGGGGTTCGTATCCGTAGTCCCCACCCCCGTAGGTGTAATGCTTGGACACTACGAATCCGTTCTCTTTGACATTGACGCTCACGGATTCCAGAGTCCTTTCGTTGGGTTCCTTCTCCATCTTCATGGTCGTAGAACCATCGGGGTTTGAATAAACTTCCATCACATTCTCCTTATACGGTGAACTCTATAGGGATTTGCTTATCGGGCAGCTTCCCACCTGGGAGGAACTTCAGGGTCACATCTGTTAGCCCCATGACCGGGGTATAGGTGCAGAGGATGATGCCCCCGGTGGTCATGATCCGCATGAGGCACTCTGTATAGATGTCGTCGGGAACTTCTTCATCGCACCAGATCACGTCAATATTACGACCCTGGAACCCTTCACGGCCCTGATCGTAGGATTTGTAGGTTACGCGAGAGAAGCTCCCGAAGGCCGATTTCACGTAGGCCACGTCAATGCCCTCGGGGACGTTGGGCTTCTTCGTGGTATTGACGATGAGTTGACCGGGGACCATGCCGGTGCCCTCGGAACCGGGCTCACCCATCATCGAGAACTGATTGACTTCCTTTACATCCTTCGAGGACTTATTACAGACCCAGATGTTGATATTGCGGTCGAATCGTTTGCCTTGCCACCACTTCGGGTATATGCCTGTAGCGTGCGCGGTGCATTCAAAGGAGCCCGTCTCGGTTTTGCCTACCTTGTTAGCCGCACAGAAGAGGCGTTCAATGTGGGTATCCCCGGAGGCAAGGAACTCCATGTGCTTGAGATACTCCGAACGGGCGTACTTGCCCGATCCGGGGAACCACCCAAAGTATTTATGGCGTGCTCGACGGTCGAGTTCACGGCGTATATCATCCTCACCCGCGTTCTTCAGATCGTCTACGGAGTAGGGCTCGGAGTGCGGATCTGTAGACTCTACAATCTGTTTGAGTATCCTGATATCAGATTGGAGATCAGAAGTCTTTGGGGATGTCGATACCGAGCTTCTCTCCGACTTCTGCCGTGGCATCTTCTCTGGGCTTGAGCTTCTGGTGGAGCGATAAGAGTGTTCGTAGTTCTTCATCATCTAGATTACTGAGCATCTTGTTGTCAATGCCATGAGTGACCTTAATCTCCTCTATTTTTTTAACTCCTACCCGGTCAAGCAGTCCCTCGGAGGCTTTCAAGGCCGATGGGGTATGGCCCGAGTACTTGATCGTGTCACCGATGCGTTCAACGGCAGGTTCTACGAGGTGGAGGAGATTAGATTCGGCACTCTTGATGACCGATGGGAACAGGCCACCATGATTGTTACAGACTGTGTACCCCATACGTGGATACCGATGACACCCGTATTCTGGCATCGTGTCGGGACGGGGATTTATGGCTTTGAACCTGCCTTGAAGGGTTACTCTGATCCATCCACAGGCAATGAGCCGGTTGGTGAGAGAACGGGCCGAGGCCAAGGTTTCCCCTCCATACAGTCGTGCGAGATCTTCCAGGTCTAGATCCGGGTTCTCGGTGATGAAGTCGGCCATAGGGATACAGTGCCCCTTGGCCGTTGACGATATGCCGTTGCAATACGCTCGGGCTTCCTCTGATTTGCTCATTTTGATGCAACTCCTTCTCTTCGAACTCCCTGTTTTTGAGCCTGCATGGTCTGATAACCGCCAGATGGCTTGCCACGCCACTTGAAGTGGTTCTTTATCAGATCTATCGGGTGATACCCGTCTGGGACGTTATTACCGTATCGGGCTTGGATTCCGAGGTCTGTTATCTTGGCGCGGGTGCATTTGGTGTCAGTGAACTCTAAGTGTCCGCGTCGTTCGAGAATGCGTGCGGCCTTGACGGAGGTTCGGGTGTTTCCACCGGGTTCAGGATTTAAAATGAGGATGGTGTTCTGACGTTGTTTCTTACGCAAATTTATAGATGGCAGGTTCGTTGGCGGGTCCGTGAATAACAACCGTCTCGCCTTCTACCATCAAGAGATTATCTAGCCTTTCAGGTTTACGGACGTTCCACGTATCTCCAACATAGAAGTCATGGTCTCGTTCCAGCATAGCGGCAAGCTTCATAGTATCCTCAAGGATCTTTAAAGATTTTCTGGTAATCATGTCAGTGGTCAGCAAGGAGTTTGGATACCGTCTCACACACTCGGCCTTCGAGATCGTCTCTGTCATCATATAGGGCAGTTCCGATACTGGTACCACCTTGGGGATGAATATAGTCCTCTGATCCGGGGTCCACAGGAGGGCTTCGGGGTCAGCGAGGGCTGTAGCGGTCAGAGCCGTGAGGGCTGTGAAGAATGATCTACGCTCCATGGGCCAGCCTCGTAGTTCTTACGGGACCACCTCTTCCACTCATCACGAGCCTATCTCGCACCGTCTAAGGTGAACGGCAGGTCTACTCTGGGTGGAATCCTATCCAGCATCAGCATATTCGCACCGTTTACTTCCTTCACTCGGAACTCACCCTTCTCCCCACTAATAGTGAAGATATCACCTACTTCGAAGGGTCCACTCATCGAGAGCTGAAACGCATTCTTACGGAACGCTAGACCCACGGGCGGCTTCAGTTCCGGTGGTATAAAGAAGGTCTTCTGACCCGGCACCCATAGGAGTCTCTCAGGGTCCAGTATCAAGCCAGGGACGGCGGCTGCAAGGGCGGTTATGAATGATCGCCGGTCGAAGGATATCCCCATTCCATTATCCCATCCCACTTAAATGGCTCACTGCTATCTGAAGGAATAAACTCAAACTCACAGTTTTGCTTGTAGTGTCCATCAACCAGAACTGGGTCCTCTAGATGAGTGACTTTTATTTCTGATTCCATTTTGAGGCTAAGATTCCTATATAGTACGTGGATTGCCACGGGCCAGTCAGTATTCCGACCGGCAGATCCGATCCCACGGACAGGAGGGTGGGCCAACGAAGGCTGTAGACCCACCCCCCAGCTCATCAAGGAGACAGAGGGCCGGGTGAAGACCCTCCACGGCTCAAAGCATGGGGTACAAGATGTGGGGCTGTCAACTACTTAGTGTGGAACCTCTTGTACCCGAGGTAGCTCAAAAACCCGGTTAGGATCACACCGGGGCCACCAAAATAGCCTATAAGAGAGATGATGGTACGGGCGGAATTTATGAACTCCTGGGCGTCGTCAGCCGTCTCCTGGGCTGCTATTGCGGCCTCCAGGGCCTCTGCGGCTTCAATCTTGGCTTCAACCGCCTCTTCGAGCGCGATCTCGTACCGGAGTTCATTTATGTCGCGTATTTGGCCGGATGGGGCTTGCAAAGTGAGTAAGAGGGCCGAGAAAATAAGATTCATTTAGGTCGCTTCCTTGCCAGTCAGGAGGTTCACCATGACCGTGTTATTTGAGCCCAGCCCTTATCGGTCCAGCGGTGTAGGGCTCTATTCCAATAGTCCTCGCGCTCCATTCGTTGCCAATACTCCGAGCACCCATCACATGCGTTATTTGGGTCACATGGTTGCCCACACTCAGTCTCATCTTCACCGTCATTCATGGGCCACGTCCTTATATATAAGGGAGATACCTCTAATTTCGGCGGTTCCTGCCTCTGCGCGGATCAGGATACGGAATATGCGCTGCCCGCCATCATCTATAGAGAAGAGGCGGCGTGGCTCTATAGGGGAGGACGACATGGGCACTTCCTTGAGCTGCCATGCCTGGTTATCGGTGTCATTGAAGATGATGAGTTCTCGGACCCCAATTTGTGCCCAATCCGTCTCTATTAAGAGGTAGGGCTCGTTTTCGGAGTCATAGTAGACTGTTACCGGGAAAGGATCGTCTATGTGGATGGATTCCTGCTCCGCAGCCAACAATACCATGCCTTTCGCCAACACTATCACTAGGTAGACCATGAGCAGTACTACGTATAAGCAGGCCCCTCCCGTAACCAACCTATCTATGTTCTTGTCCGTCATCTGTCATCCCTCCTATCTAACCCGTTGATGATCGCCGTTATCAGTTTGTCTCCCTTGTAGACTCTACATTCGCAGAGTTCTCCGTCCTCCCAGTCCTCCCCGTGGCAGTAAACATCCACATACCCACTGAATGGCCCTAAGATCTTCTCAAAACGTATCCCATCTTTGGATGCGACCAATGGCAGCATGGAATGCTCGTCACTATCGTGCCCGCACGCGCAGACCAGTGGTTTAGGCATCTGGAGGCTCACTTGGCTCCGTTTCCGGGGGTTTCGGCGGCTCATAAAACAACTTCATCATGAACCGCACCGTGTACGCATCCTTACGTATATTGTAGGTCTCGATTGTGCGGAGGTACAGTTTCGAGGCCGGGTCCTTCACACCGATACCTTGCATCGTACCCGGCACTTCCATTTTCAACCCACCCGCGATCCTCACGTTGACCGGGATGCCAGTAGTGATCTGTTGGGCGAGTTCATCGAACCTCTTCCTGGATACTCCACCCAAAGCGAGATATTCCAAGGAGGTAAGCCTGATACTCGTGGCTCCGATGAAATCTGGCACTGAGTCGGTATTCGGCTGTCCCATGCCGGTTGTCCTACCTTTAAGCTGTCTCATTATCGCCTTCATCGTTTCATGGGCAATATTCCTGAGTCTTTCAAACTGATCTCGTTTAATCTGCTCCACTTCGCTTCGAATCTGCTCCGTTCCCCATATAGTTTCGTCTTTTACCATCTGCTCCCCCTTTGAAGATCCTCCGCTTCGCTCCGACAATCCAATACTACACAATTCGGGCTCCATGCCTCTATATATTCTATATAGACGACATTCCGCGTGTCGCTTCGGCACCATTCCGCGCCCCCCAGTTTCTCAAACAACCCATAACATACTATTTTATG